GTCCATAATCCGAATTAGGGTCATCTTGAATACCTTGGATAGTCAGCTTAGGAGTGGCTCCTGTTTGTTTGTATTTCTTAATCATTTCTTTTATCCATGGAGTGCTTTTATATTCTGAAATGTTTCCTGTTATGTCATAACCTAAATACCTTCTAGATTTCCCTTTTTGTCCTACTGACCTACTTTCTACAACTTCTGGAGTAAAATATATCTCGCACTTTACTAGGTCGAGGATCTGCTCCCCATCTACAAATACCTTACCTTCTCTTAAGCTCATTCTGTTTTTATCGGCCATACTTTACACCTCCTGAATTATCTAGTCTTTATTGTGAAGTACAATTTCTCAGCACTATCAACCGGCTCCAAACCGATTACGAAGTAAGTTTCATCATCTGCCGATTTGCTTCTATCAACAAGAAAATCATTGTCTAAGTCGACATTTTTAATTGCATTGCCTTCTTCAAAGATTGTAAGCAGTCTCTTTCCAAGTCCCTCCATAATGTCCCAACCAGTAGGGCTGTTATCATACTTATTAGGAGGGAAGTTCTTCTGCAGAGCTTCAGCAAAGGTATCGAACACCCTAATAACTCTGTTTTTGCTATAGCTTTTGCTCTTTGGTGGATTAAAATCAGTCAGTGAGTTGATGTCATATTCTACTACAACCTCATTCTCAACTACACTAAAGAAGTACTCTCCATTGCTGATTGCTTCTTTAGCTTCTTCATTAGTTTTCTTACCGATAACATCAACTGCTCCATCGTACTTTTCATAAGTGTTTGACTGATTGTTAGCAGCTGAAGCATCAAGTGCAGCTACATAAGCAGTTGCTTGAGCTGTAGTAAGTGATGTTCCATCCTTAAGTTTTACAGAGTTTGTGACATTTATTATTCCTTCATAGTCTGCCGGGAAGTCCGGTGCCACTGCTTTTACATATTTTCCAGCACCATCTCTAAAGTATTCAATCTTTGTCTTAAGAGCAGTTTGAAGCGTAGGGTCTGTAATCGGAAAAGCCATGCAATTCCAGTGGACCATCTCTGAATCATCAAGGAACTGTGTAATATCAGCATTTGTTTGAGTCCCATTGCTTCCATTTGCTAAGTTTGTACCAGCTGTGTTGGCTAAAGCTCCAGTTCCAGAAAAGTCTACCCAATCATTAGCCTCTAGATCCTCTACATTTGTAATGCCTGTTTGCTCTAATATTTTTTCAGTTCCAAGATACAAGGTGAAATCTTTACCACCTAAGGGATTGTCGGCTATTACAAACCTTAAATTATTTCCTCTAGTTCCCGAATACTTTGCAGTAACTGTTAGTGGTGCAACAGTTGCAGTTGCCTTTTGGCCATCTGTAACTCTATAAACGATTACTTTCATAGCTTTCTTAAGAGCTTCTCTGATTAAAAGCATGTTATTGGCTTCGTCATTGTCATAAACATTGTATCCAAGCTTTTCAAACTGTCCATTTGGAGCATCTTGAGTTATCGTAATAAACTCTCTAGCAGGCCCCCAGCTAGCATTAAGTAGAGGAATTAATACTGTTCCCCTTTCGGCAAGTTTCATGATATCGATTTTAGCTGATTCAAAGTTTATATATCTTCCTGGTCTAATTTTACTCATCAAAGGGTCAAATTTACCTCCAGCCATAATTATTTAACCTCCTTCTTCTTCCAATCTTCAATGATTTTTTTCATTTCAGCCACTGTATAGTCTTTATTTTCGATGTTGTAAGTTGCACCATCGAAAGTGCTTGTAGTGACACCAAATAACTTTTTACAGTTTTCTCGAAGCTTTGCCACAGAAAACTTAGGTGTATCTGTTTTAGTTGAAGTGGTTTTACTCATCTACTTTCCCTCCTTCTCTTTCATGTCAAAATAAAATCTTTGTACTTTTACATAAGTTTCTTCTGTATATGCAAATACACTATCCCACTGCAATTCAATTTGAATAGTGCCAATGTCAAGCTTTTTAGTACTTACTTTTTTTAGTCTTATGCCTTTATTTTCTTGAGTTCCATCTTCTTTAAACAAAGGGATGAGGTTTCTATTTTTTGATATGCTATTAACTATTGCTGCAGCTTTTACATATGCCTCTTTTGTTTTTTTATCAAAGACCTTCACAAACAATGAATTCATATAGGCATAAGTATTAACTGTGTCTCCTCTTTGTATCTGTATAGGTATAGGGAAGTATAGAGATGGCCTTTTGAAGTTCTGAGGCACTTCATCAAAATATATGCTTTCTATACCAGAAACATCATACATGTACTTCGCAATACTACCTATTTCATGTTCAATCATTGATCATCACCCCTACACCTTAAAATATTTCTTTAGCCATTCTTGAACCTTTCTGTCTAGAGCTCTAGGAAACATTCTTTCGAATATTCTTAATGCACTTTCCCAATAGTGAGTTCCTTCAATCCATTGCTGTCTTAAAACCATGCCTCTATTGTGGCCTCTAATATATACAAATCTATCTCCTCGCCACTCTCCTGGTACGAATCTGCTGTCTTGACCTCTTTTGTTTGTCCAGTGACCATCATTTACATACTTTGCATACTCAATGTTTGTACCGACTTCTAAAGTAAGTCCACCATCTGAAGCTTTCCATACATTATCATTTGTGCCTTTTTCAAAGCTATTGAGCAGTAGTCTTGTATCTACTACTTGCTTTCTAATTATTTCATCCTGAATCAATCTTAAAAGCTCGTGCCCAAGGCTCTCTAGCCACTGTGCTATCTCTCTTTCAAAGTCTTTACGAGCAGCTTTATTCATAAGTTTCATAAACTTTTTAAGTTCTCGTGTGTCTACTCTTGTAGAAGCCATTATAACGCCTCCTGAATAGTTTTTCTGTAGACTTTAACCTTAATATGATGTCCTCTTATATTCCTTGGAACTTCAGCTGTATATTCCAGACCTGTTTCCTTATCTATCACTTTGTCATTTATTCTTATGTCAGTTCCAAAAGGAAGTATTAAAGTGGTTGTATGATATAGATTGTTTTGAGGCTCGGATTGAGAAATACTATCCGAGCCATTTTTAATATTAAAATGACAAGGTACATCAATAAGATCAGGAGCTTCAGGATAACTATATTCAGTTTCAGATGGCAGACCATACTTAGAGGAGTCAGTGGATATTAAGTGGTATATATCGCATTTATGATTTAATAATCTTTCAAAGCTCATAGTTTTCTCATCCTTACAATTGTTTTTGTGATAGGAGCTTCGACAATATAGTCGTTGATTAGGTATCCTATATCTAAATCATCAACGCTCATTTCATAAGCCCTATCTGATACTGTGTAAGAATAATCATCAAATGTTTCAGATTTTTTAGTTTCTATAGGATTATTTGCTGCCATATTTGCATAAAATTCAGCTACAAGTATCGTGGCCATTTTTATTTCATCGGGAATAACTGGATAAAGTATATCATCAGAAAAATCATTATTAGTTCTTTCAATGATATACTTCTCTGCTCTTGTGATGTCAAATTGAAGTTTAGTTTCTGCTCTATTTAAAACAACTTTATGTTCTGTATAGTCTTTCACGTCTTGTGGTGTAATCCATGGTCTATTGGCCATTATTATTCACCAGCCTTAGTAGCTTTTAAGATAGCCTCTATCCTTTCGGATTCATTTCTATAGTCCTTAGGATTAAGGCCAAGGGATTTGATAATATCCTCCTGCTCTGCCTTCACCTTTTTTTTAAGACTTTCCTCAGTGTACGTTTCATCAACTACAAAACCAAGTTCGCCTTCACTTTGCTCCTCTTTTACTTGAATCTCTTCGAAATATTTCTCTCTAGCTTTTTCAGGAATATCCTTCAAATTTTCCTCAGTGTACGTTTCATTAGAATAGAAAAACAGCCCCTTTCCTAAATAGAGGCTGTCAGTACCTTTCTTTAATTTAAACACTTTAAAAACCCTCCTCTTTTATAAACTAAATTCTACAATTTATCTCCGGTCATCCATGCCACTGCATCTACTTCTCTGATAACGCAATCAAGGTAAGCGTGGAAAATGTGGTAAGTACTATCTTTCTTAGCACATAAGACATCATCGCCAACTCTCTTATATTTAATATCTTGAGTAAATATCGGTACAAGGTTATCTTTTGGAGTAAGTGCAACAAAGCCACTTTCCATACCTGCAACAACTTCTACATCGTAACCTGCAAGTCGCTTAACCTTACCTTCTTGAAGCACAACATCACCATAGCCAGTAGTTCTTTGAAGCACAAGTGAAACAATTTTATCGTGTGTTTTTCTAGTCATGAACCACTTAATGCTCTCTGAGTAGTTGTTTTTATACTTTTCAGGTAGCAGTTGAACATGATTTGCGAAGTCAACCAATGCAGGTTCATTTGTAGTAAGGTCAGTTTTGTGAGTTGACTGTTTCATCTTTTTAACAAAACCATCAAGAATACTTAAGAAAGGATCAGGTGTAATTCCGTCTTCTAATAATGCTGTTGTATCACCATTGAAAATAAGGTCTTGCAGATCCATTGCTAGCTGCTTTTGTAGCATTTGGAATACTAATGTCTCAAGGTCTGCAGTGTTAGTGATTCCTGGTTGCTGCATTTGGCTAGTAGCTTGTCTGATTGCATTGTAGTAAACATCATCGTTTTTAAGCCATTCATCCCAGAATACTTTCTTAACTGCATAGTCGATTTGTCTTTTAGTTATACTTCCAACACCAGTTGGTACTTCATTGCTGTCATCATCAGCTTCCCTTAGTTTTCTTCTACCGATTGTAAGAGCATCGATTTTACCGGCTGGTACTGACTTATACATTGGCTGTAACATTGCAAGCGTTGAAGCATTATTAATTGTGTCAACTAAAAATTGATATGCGTCATTTGATGGGAATGCGATGTTAAGATTTTTCTTTATCGCACTCACCACATCAGATTTTAAAATTTGTTGATTAGTTCTCATGAAATCATCCTCCTTTATTTTTATGCCCAGCTTATATAGCTTGGTTTATCTACTGATTTTTTAACAGGTTCAGGCTCATTGTTCATATTTGTTGGCAGAGCTCTTTGCTTTACTATTGGTTCTAATGCTTTGTTTATCATTTCTTGAACATTTTCAGCAGTTAGAGCTTCTTTCTTAACTTCTTCTGTAACCTCTTTTTTGTTTTCCTCAAGAGCTTTTGCTATAGAATCAGTTATCATCTTTTCAACAGCCTCTTGAGTAAGATCATTATCTTGGTTGTTTTCTTCAGGATTTAAAGCCTTTTGAATAGCTTCATCAATCATTTTTTGAACATCTTCTTTTTTCACTTCTTCTTCCTCCTCTTCTTCATCTTGATTATCTTCAAATTGATTTTTAAACTCTACTAGTTGCTCAACTATGCTGTCAAGTTTTTCT